ACATTATATATTATAAAGGTTTTTCAGAAAAAGTCAAGTAAAAAATGAACTATTTTACCTTATAGCGTGTATTTGTTGCTTAAGCAGAGAAAGAAGAGCCACATCCGCAAGTCGCGGTTGCATTCGGGTTATTGAACTCAAAGCCCTTCCCGTTCAAGCCTCCCGAATAATCGAGAATGGTACCGTAAAGAAAGAGATAGCTCTTCTTATCTACGTACAACTCTACGCCCATTGGTCCGGTAAACACTTTATCGCCGTCTTCAGCAGCTTCTGCAAAGTCTAGAGTATAGGTCAACCCAGAGCATCCGCCCCCCTTGACTCCCACTCGAACTGATTTTCCAGTTCCGCCTTCACGGTCAACCAATTTTAATACTTGCTGTGCTGCTGCTTCGGTAATCTCGATCATGAGTTCCTCCGTTGTTAAGTGATCTCGCACTGCCCACCAGAACAAGCCAGTTCTCCAGACAAATCTGTATTGTCCTCGACTTCTACCACCTTAGTCAAATCAACTTCGGTTAGGCTCTCTAGCATAGCCTCGTAGGTTTCCTTGGAGCAGTCCTCGAAAGGAGCCTGTTTGTAAGAATGATCCGAGAATGGAAGAACAGACAAGCCGTTATAAACATCTCGATTGTCCCACATCCATTCACCAATATCTGCCCACTCTGCTTCCTTGATAGAGATGGTGGCTGATACATTGTGGGTGTTCTGACCATTCCTAGTTCCCGGCTTCACCCATTCTGTGCTTACCTTAGCAACTCGTTTGAGTAACTGTAGTGCGCTCTCTGTTCTTAGAATCGCACCCTCTGGGGCTTTCTGGGGGATAGAGATGACCGCTGTATCATGAGGTCTAAAATATTCGTCCTCTACCATATCTGGATGATATAGAGCTAGATAGGTATAGATTGCCTCGTTCTTGCCTACTCGGAGACGACGGATGTAATAATCGTTGTGCCATGCATGGATGCCGCTGGATGTTCCCAGAGTCAAAGAGGTTGTACCTGCTGGCTTAACTGTTGTAGTTCTGGCTGCTGCCTTAACTCCGATGATCTTTGCGACTCTCTTGTTTTCCATCTTAACGACAGAACAGGCTTCCTTCGTATCTAAGTTGAGAATCTTGCCGGAAGCAATCCCAGTCATACTAACACCGATCAGCGCGTCTTTCTCTGTTGTGGTTCGCCATACATCGCGCAAGTAGTGGAAATCAGAGTAGCCAGCCTGAAGTGTTCCAATGAACGAAGCGGCTTTCACCCTGCTATTCAACTCACCCTGACTCTCTACATCACTTACATTCACCTCTGTTAAGTTGCAGAACTGGTATGGTCGGAGGGCTATCTCGCAGCAAGGATTGGTACCCCAGTCTTTATCATTTGAAAAATAAAAACCCGGCTCTCCGCTGCCTGATTCTTTTACCCTTTCCCAAAGATCTTGGAAAAATTCTTTGGTAATTCTGTGGCGAAGTAGCACAACTGAGTTGTTTGATCTCCCTCTCTGTGGGTTCTTCTCCCACCAGTTGCCTGTCTTGGCAGATAACATTTCTTGGTCATCGGCTGAAAACAAAGAGATCAGGGCTGCTCGACGGATACCCCCAGCCAAGACCGCATCTGCGATGTGGCAAATCATATCGTGAACTTCAATCGTACTCAACCTGTCGCCGTTCTCCTTCTCTTCGAGCATCCCCTGAAGTTTAACCAAGCACTCGTTGAGGGGCTGTGGACCGGGAGCCTTGCCTCCAGATGTAACCAAGAGAGCGCCCTTTGGTCTAATGTCTGAGTAATCAAATCGCAGCTTGGAACCCCCGAAGAAGTAAGAACGGACTAGTGTCTTGACCGCATCTGCCCACCCTTCGATGGAATCATTTACCAAGAATCGTCGTGCCCTCTTGGATACCGGCTTGTTGATAGCTGGTAGTTTCTCTACGTGGTGCATCTGTACGCTATAGCCAACCCCAGTACCTCCTAAGAGGAGGAACATGATCTCCCCAAAGGCATGCCAGTCGTCAATTGGAGCAAATGCACAATTATAAATACGGTTGGGGGCGACTTCAATAGGTTTGCCCCCAAACTGCATTGAGCGCATAGAGGGCAACACCTTCTTATTATATACCATCTCGTAGGCACCGTTGATCTCGTCTTCCAGTTCCGGGTATTTCTTTACGTGCATAGCTTTGTTTCTATCCACAATCTCTTCCCAAGTTTCCCTTCGTTCTTTTTGAGAGAGATATCTTGCATACTTCATGTGAACAGTGATATCAGATAAAATGTCTCTTGCTACTTTATTCTTGCCTGTCATTCGTTTGTTCCCTTTGGTTGATTTATAGCGTCTTGTACTTTACTCTCATTGATTCTTTCTGTTCCTTAACAGTCGGGGCAGCGCTGCTTTCCATTGTTCCCAGAGATAAAACCTCTATGCTAACATTGGAGGCATCCATCCTGATTGGATAAATAATATTATCAGGACCGTTCCTGTTCTTGGCTACGTAGATCCTGCCCTTGTTGGTGGCTCTGTCTTCTTGTGTTCTGGACAGGGAGAAGATAAAATCAGCCACAAAACATTTGTTAAAAGATTCCGAGATGGCTTCCATTGTGACAACTTCGGCATTAATACCGCTTCGATTGGTTTGTGAAGCTGTCCAAATTGGGCACTCATGGACCTGAGCTATTCCACGGAGTTCTTCATAAATAGATTCCAAATCGTGTCTTTTCTCACTTAATCTATTATTACCTATTGGTCTAAGCAAATCAGCATAGTCGACAATGATCATGTCTACCTTCATTCCCTTGGATTTGACTTTCTCTAAATGATTTTTAATTGTTGCAGTAGTCGCTGATTTCGTTGGATACTCCTTGATTATAACATTACCCTCAATGTCTTTAATCTTTTCGAAGATTTGATCTTTGAACTGGAACATTTCGTTTAATCTTAATCCAGTAATACAACTATCATAACGACCGGCGATGGAAGTGTCAGACATCTCAAGGCTATAATGAATAACCGTTTTGCCCAGTTTTACCGCTTCCGCTCCCAAATGAACCAGAGCCATAGACTTACCAGCACCAGTTGGAGCAATGACCACACCCATTTCTCCACTTCCTAAGCCATCCTTGCAAATTGCATCTATTTCTTTCCAACCAGTTGTGATTGGATTCCTTTGTTTAAACTTAAATCTTTCTTCAAAGTCCAACTTATAGTCATGACCGAAGTCGTTGTCGTTTCCCAGTTTCAAAGCTTCATTGATTACCGTGCTGATCTCATCAAATGAAGAACGGTTAAGAAGTTTGACCGATTTCATCATTGCCTCTTTTAATTTCTGCTTCTTGCAGAATTCAAGCGATGTTTCCTTGACATAATCACAGTCTTCAACAATGGAGGAATCCTTAAGAACACCAAGCAAATACTCCTTAGCCTGTTCTTTTACAACCTCATCATCAATATTATTTCTAATAAGGCTAGCCATAATCTTTAAAGAAGGATAGACCTCATATTTTTCCTTGTATTGGTATATGCTTCGCACTAATGTCTGAAGGTATTTAAACTCCAGAAAGCTCACATCTATAACCTCGCCGATTTGATCTGCGAAAGGTCTCTCGGTCAAAATGAGGTATACCAACTTATCTTGAAATATCTTACCAAATTTTGAGAAATCCGTATTTTCCATTACATTCCTTCTAATAATTTATATTCTCTTACCCACTCTCGCGTTCTTCCATTCATTTATCCCCCTTTGTTTTCTACTGTTATTCTGTTTAAAAGAGTAAATAGATCATTCCAGTCGTAAGCGCCGAAGCCATCCTCAATCATCATTGCCCTTACCCCGGTCTTGTTGAAGGCAAGTTCCGGGTTGCCTATCATTCGCCTAATGTGTTGGGCACTTTGGGCTGAGATGCAAGGAGCGTAGAGTTGCATCATCTTATAATTCTTTTCGATTAGATCTTTATTTTCTATTATGTTCTTGAAGACTTTTAGTTTGCTATCAGCGTTCTCGGCATAATCCACAAGCTCTTGGATTGTGTAAGCTTTCTCCTCGGATAGAAAGGGGAAACGCTTGGATATGGTAGCAAGACCTGCGCCGCCTACTCCGGGTAGGTTGTCGCTCTTGTCACCTGCGATTGCTCGGGCTAATGCGAAGTTGGTCGGGTGGATTTGGAACTGCTCCAAGATCCTCTTCTTGTTTAAAATTTCTTTTTGGATTGGTCTGTAAAGAATAGTCGTGTCGTCGCACAACTGGATGAAGTCTTTATCAGAACTTAGAATGATTTTGTGATGCCCAGACAAAGCTTGGGACTGAGAGACTAGAGCGATGATATCATCAGCCTCCACATTCTCGACATAAGACTGTAAGATCGGCAATTGATTCAAGTATTCAATAATCCTCTCCTGCTGCCAGTTCTTGTTGTCCTCCTGCTCGCCAGCAGTCATATTGTGTATGTCTCTGTTAAGACGAATAGGTTTTCTACCTGCCTTATAATTTTTATCCATACTCTTGCGCTTTTGTGAGCCGCCATCCCAAGCAACAAAGATCAAGTCTGGGTTGATTATTCTGCAAACAGCTTGTAAAGATTTGATGAAACCCTTGGTGCCTCCGATTGGGTGCCCGTTGGTGGATAGACTGGGGTCTACAATGTAGTTTCTTATAAAAAGGTTCAGTGCGTCAATTAACAGTACTCTCTTATTCTTCATATTCCAACTCGATGCTTAAGTCTTTGAGGATCTTTTCAAGTTCCTCAATTAGTTTGTCTTCATCGCTGGAGTTGGTGTAATTGTGTTCTTCGAGAGCATTTAAATAATAGAGAGCCTCATCAATCAAGTCTCTCTTCTCTTCTAACTTCTCTCTAAGTCCTTCATAATCATTCATAGTAAAGTTCTCCTTAATCTTTTAGAACATAACTATGAATGATTTTTCTTTTTGACCTCCAACGATCTTGATTATAATATCAAAGGATGTTGGAAAAGTCAAGAAGTATTTATCGATGTCGGTAAATTACTGTCTTTTTTTTCTTTGAATGGTATTTGTATTTATAGATGACTTTGGTCTTTGTGATGTAGCGGGGCACATACTTAACTTTGGTCCTATACACATAGGTGGGGACGTGTTTAACTTTGGTTTTGTAAACGTATTTGGGGACATAGATACGCTTTTCGACGATGGTGGGCTGCTTTAGGTGATGCACTCTGATTGTGCAACCAGAGAGTAAAATAGCAGCGATAAGTCCAATTAATATATTCTTCATTAGTGTAGCCTCCTATACTAATTAGACGTATCGCTGGCTTATTTATTCACCAGTTTCTTCATAAAAGTCTTTTGCTTTGCCAATACGCTTGTCAAACTTCTGGACTACTTCCTCATCCATCACATCGTAGACACGCTGCTTGAAAGCTGGGTCTTTCATCTTCTCATCCCATTTGGCGGGCTGAAACTTTACTATCTTACCATCACCCATCTCTAACGAAAACCACGATCCGGCACTCGTCATGTAACTGGAACCTTTAATGGCTTCAAACAAACTTTGATCGTCTTGGACACCGATATCATCAGTACCCCATAAGATTTTAAAGTTGCATTGTCGACCCTGTGTTCCGAAACGGCTCTTCTCAAGTTTTACCTTGACCTCTGATCCGATGCGAAAGCCACTGTCGTCGACGATGAACGATGCCTTAGCCTTGCGACCTGTTAACCAGATACGGAGGGAGTAAGCATAGATCATTGCCTTGCCACCGGGAGTGACATAGGGAGTAGTCATTGCCTCGCTGGGGCTTCTGGTAATGTTACTCTTCAACTGGTTAAGCACCAAGAATGTTGACTGACTGTTCGCAATAGGAACAGTTAATTTGGACATTCCTTTGGCTAAGATACGAGCCTTTACTGCCATGGAAGATTGAGGATTAAAGTCTCCTTCCACGTCGGAAATAGCAGGTGTAAGAGCAAGAGAATCCCAGATGAAAAGCATACGATTTTCATTGTTGACCAGAAGATCCTCGATAGTTTCCAATACAAACTCAACAGACTGAGCCTGAACATATAGTACAGTACCAACATCGCAACCCGCCTTCTCTAGAAAGGTTGGATCAATTGCTGATTCCGAATCAAAGTAAATAACATCGATCCCTTTCTTTTGTGCATTGGCTGCAACTTGTGCTGCCATGTATGATTTACCAGTCGCTTCTAGACCTGCGATCTCGGTTACTTTACCGACTGGTATACCTGCTAACTTTCCTTTGCAAACAATAGAATCAAGCCAGCGTGATCCTGTTGGGATCCAATCAATAACTTCGGTTGGATTTGCTTCATTTAGATTGTGTGCAACAGTCATGCCCGCACGTTTATTAATCATCTTACGCATGTCTGTCATAGACAACTTGCCTACTTTGGTCATAATATTTCCTTATAAAAAAATAGGGGGGCTTTCGCCCCCCCTAGGTTATCCTGCCAGTTCTTTGAGGGCAGCTTCTACGTCATTAGAGGGTTCTGCTTTCCCTCCATACTTAGAAGTCTCGGATGAGACAGTCTCTGCATCTACCTCAGAATTGAGGAACTCATCAAGGATGCTTTGCACATCTTTAGCGGATTTGCGCTCGAAAAGCGTATCCAAGTCTGGGACAGTGGCAACAATCTCCTGACATGCTTCATCACCATCTTCGCACAATGAGGAGGATTTACGTCGTGGCTGTACCTTTGTTTGCGGGTACATCATGCCGGGAGCCTTCCCATAAACAAGAACAAGATCTGTTCCCTCAATAGGATCGGTAATATCACCGTAGTCTGGATTAAGCACCAAGCTGAGAAGGTTCTCATATACAGTCTTTCCGTATCCCCAAACCTTAACACCTTCAGCTTCTTCTCCGCGAACGAGGACAGGAGAAAAGAAGCGCTGGCGGGCAAAGAGGGTTTTTGCCTGTGTTACACTTTCATTCGACCCTTCATTGAAGAGCTTCGTAGCAAAGTTACACACAGGGCAATCATCCCCAAAGTTGCGCTTCGGGCAAAGGAAACCAGAACTGGCTCCTAGATTGTAGTGGAAGTGATGTTCCTTGAAGGGGTCTTCGTCAGGAGACGGAAGGATGCGGATAACATTCTCCCCATCCTGTGGTCGCCAGAAGTCGGACTTCTTTCCACCCCTACCTTGAGCAGCACTAAGTTTTTGTTTCATCTTATCAATATTAATAGCCATTATTTCTCCTTTTTAAAAAATCATATACACATTATAAGCGATCTAAAATCAAAAGTCAAGAACTTTTTTCATTTTGTATCTCTGATGTGCTTTCAATGAAATAAGCGTATTTGTCTGGGTATTGGGTAGAAAATACACCATAGGAAACTTTTACTTCTCTCTCTTGTGGTGTATCTTTTACTTGGCTCATTATCTTACTCATTAAAGTCTTATCAGTTTTTAATTCCGTTTCTGGAATAGCATAATAATAGCGCTTTTCTTTTGTATTGTCAAGAGAAAAGAATGGGCTTTCGTTGCCCGTTTCTGGATTTAATATACCGAAGGTTGAAATGCGGCAGGTGTTTTTTGGGCTAGATAGGGTTCCAACGATTGGCTCTGTGTGATTAAAGATGTTAATCATGTGGATTGTCGCGACGATTACTTCGTTTAAGCTATCGTAATAGCCCATAATCGGCGCTCCACCTAAGATTTTGTCTATCAATTGGTTGTCAATGGCGTAAAGATGCTTAAAAACGCCAGATCTTGCGTATTGTTGCAGGACACCAAAGACAACATTAGTTTGTAATCTTCTTGTGTCTGATAGGGTGGCTACGTCTGGGTGGATATAGAGGATACTGATGTTTCCTTTACCATGAAGTTGTTCTAAGATGCGGAGGGCGGCACCAGATATGATGCTAGACCCTGCTACAATAAAAAGTATTTCCCCCTCAACACCTTTTAGGTGCTTGCCTATAGATGGGAAATTCTTCTCGTAATCCTCCGGGTGACTGTATTTGGGCACACGAATAGTAGAACCCTCTTCGTGGTCGATGGTAATCACTTTGTATTGAGGATGCTTTGCGAAGGCTTTTGTTAATTTATAGCCCGCAGATCCAAGCCCTACTAATATATCCATAAGTCTTTCATATCTCCAAAGTCTCTTCCGCCCAAGACGTTGGTCCTGAAGCTGCCAAGAGGGGTAGTCATAAACTCCCGGTAAACCGAATTAACACAATCGCCGTCTTCATCAGCGTAGTCTAACACAATACTATCGTGAATGATAAATGCTATTTTAGTTTTCTTGCCCTCAAGCATTTCGTTGATGGCTACAGCCCTATCCATAATCAGATCACTACAGGTGCTTTGGATAATGTAATTTAGAGAATGATACTCGTCAGATGGGATCTCTCGATGGAACATGGTTTTTACCGACTTACCATCCCAAAACATCTCCTTTACCGCTTCCCTATCATAGAGCCTAGATAGTTCCTCATCTTCGGCGTTTGGGTTGTAAAGCCATGAAAAAATCCTCTTTTTTGCCTCTTCTCGCGTAACCTTCCCACCGAAGAGTTCGTAGACATTGTAATCATGGAGGTCGATGTGTGGTTGGGGCTTGCCAAGAAGACCAAGGAGAACCCTAATCTCTGCTGCGTTATAATCGAGTTCCACAAACCATTCGTTGTTTGGTTTGATTATCTTTCTGAACTTCTTATCCATGGTGAGGATTGGAAAAGAGTGTTTCTCCGTCGTCAGCCTTCCTGTCTTGGTACCAAACGGGTTGAATTTAATGTAGGGGTCCGTTCTCATAATCTTCTTGTAGAAGTCTTTTGTTCTTGGGTCAGCCAAGTCATTATTGAGGACAGATAAGTCAATGTTTAGTTTCTGGTATTTTATGTCTGTGACCAACTTTGTGATCTCAACTATGTTCTCATAGTTCTCTGGTCGAGGGTAGGTGTCGAGGACGTTTCTGGTAATCTTGTCCTTCATTAGGCAAAACTCTTTTAGGAAGCCTTCTGGGACGAGATCAAAGAAGCAATGATCTTGCAAGGAAACCTTAGCAATGGCGAATGATTTGTAGAATGCTTTGAGCTTTGACCAGATACGGTCGAAGTCTTCTTTGAGTTCTGGTGGGCAGACTTCCTCTAGGGACTTGCCTTCACAGTAAATGTTTGCGTAATCAACGGGTAGGTCTTTTAGAAATGAAGCATACTTCCAAGTCTCGTTGCCTTCCTTGGGTAAGTCTTTGTAGATTTCTCCGTCTGAATAGATGCCTAGGCACTTTTCTTTTTCGTCTAGGGCTTGGAATAACAATGCTGACCTTTTAGTAAAATTGTTTCAGGTACCGTTCAATATACCCCAAAGCCGAGGCTGTGTCAACCAAATTATACAAATTGTCTATCTTTTTTATATTTGCTTTGATAGCATCTTCATCAACATTGGCTTTCAGTTCTTTTAATCGCAACATGAAATAAAGCTTCATAAAAAAAGAAGTGCTGAATTCTTCATTAAAATCTAAAATTGATATTGGGATCCTATCAATTGTTATCTTCTTTGAGCGCCCCGAACCGCAAGGCACTGTGTCGATGGCGTATGGGAATTGTTTTACATACCTAGCATAAAACTTGAACAGCTTCTTCCTTAGCCCAGTTACATCTTTTGCCGTCGAATTAAAATAGTATCTATCGAAAAACGTGGTCAGGGTTAGTGGCTCTGGGCTTTCGCTCATGGGAAGTTCATGGGAGTGTGGTCCAATTCCGTGTGGTATTTCATTTGGATAATTCCACCCCTGCTCTTCTGAAGTGAGGAAGCTTCTTATTGAGTGTTTGTGCTTTATGCCATTTGGATCTGTAAATATATCAGTCTCCCCATTGCCATCTTCATTAATTGAATATTGGTGAGAGTGTAGATCTAGCCCAGTGTCCAAGGGCAAGAATGCTTTTTTCTTCATCTTTGTTTCGGAATTTCTAGGTGTAGATAAAAACTTCATCATTCTGCCCTCTAGATAAGCTAGCATTTTTGGAGAACTTAAGTTAGCGACCAAGCGGAATGGGACATTCTTGTCGACCATAAAGCCATATTTTGATGCAATCATCAAATATGTTTTGTAATTTATATTGTTCAAATACGTATCGAATATTTTAAACACATTGGACTGATCGTCTTTCGATATCTCGATGCATAATCCAGAAGCCATTGGGGATGTAATATCTGACAGCAACATCCCCTGTGTTGTTAGTGGAATGTCACTTACGATATTAATCATGCAAAGATTTAGAAATATTTCAAAAAAGTCTTCGGGGTTCTTGATCCTCTTGTGCTTGTTTCCCATTTTAAGATACTTCTTAACAAACGATTCATATATTTGATCGTCCATTCGTTCTCGCATTTCTATCGGATCATCCCACGCCTTGAATGCTTTCATTGGCTTTTTAATTCTGCCCCCGTCATCAACTAACTTCTGACCATTTTTGCCATTCATATATCGTTGCATATCGTTGAAAGCGTCGACAACAAAATCAAAGGCAAACAAGCTGTCACTGGTGATGTCTTTAAGTTGAGTAATGAATTTAGGACGAGGGAACAGAATATTCTTCTGTTCGTCCATTAAACCGTACATTCTATTTTTTTGCAACCAGAAATCTATCGGTTTTGGATATCCAAACCCTTCTGGATATAACTTATCGTATTTCTTTCTTTGATCGAAAAGAAGTTTGGCAGGGACATTGTTTGTTATGTACACGTTTTGATTATATTTCTTATATCTTGCCATAGTTTTATTATTTTACTCCGTTTCTATCGAAGAGGTTTGTTGAGCGCTAAATTGAGCATCTTCGTTGCCGGAGTTCATGTTTGCGCTAGTAGCTAGGGCTGCTGCTTCTTCTGGTGTAAGCGTTCTTCCAGATGCTTTGGAGGTGCGATCACCTCCGTTGGATTGCCAAGCTGCTGTCACATTAGTTGTCCATTCCCCGCTGGAGTTTATGTCATTTGATACTGATGTGACCATGTAATAGCCACCGAGACCCAATTCTTGAATTATAGATTTTTCATTCCCTCCTCTTCCGAAGCCAGAAATGATAGGGCTTATTCGTATGTATTTCCCCGGAGCAAATAAGTTATTGCCAACCATTGTCATCTCAATGTTAAATATGTTCCAAAGTTCGATAACTGAGTTTGGATTTCCTCCAGACATCTGCCTTTGTACCATCATCTCCCTTTGACCAGCAGCTTTAACTTTTACAAATTTTATATCTTTTATCAGGTCCGTCCTTCCCCCCGTGGAAGAAGACGAGGAGTCTCCAAATACAAAGTTGTATACTCCGTTCTCCGTATCTTTTTCATAACTGTTTTTTAATCCAACGATTTCTTTTGTCTCAACACCGTAGATAGTGAGGTAATTCCATATTTGAGAAGCTTTAGCTAACTTAAGAATATTTGGGTCTGTATAGCTTTTAAAACGATCCAAATCCTCTTTTTTGTCTATACCTAGGCGACCGTATGTCCTATTGAATGATATGGTATGTCCGTCTGATAGGGTTCGGCTGCTGCCAACTAGTATGGGATTGTTCGCTCTAATGAAAGTAGTTCTCGCTCTTATTGGGCTAAAGACTGGGGATCCTGCTAGTTCTTGATTCAACAATGGCACGATTAATTGATTAACCAAGCCTTGCAAGAAATCCATTAATGATAGTGCTTTGGCACCTTTGTTGATAATTGTCTCCGTAAAGAATCTTGAAAACATCTCAATGCTAACAGGGACATCTGCAAAGTTGATCGATTCTCTTATTTGTTTTGTATCTCCACCACTTGATTGCTGTTGTTGGTTATCAACAAGGTTAATCTTATTCTCATATATAAAGTTTCCTAAAATTAAGCCTATTTTTCTGTCTTGCATCTCTTTAAATACATCATCGCTAATTGCCTGTTGTATCAGGTCGCCCAGATAAATAAAGGTAACTCTCTTCTGGTTAACTGAGAAACCTGCACTAGTGTTCTGAGCTTTGCCCAAAGCTTTGTTTAAGCCGAGTGCCACCGCCAAATTAATATTTACGGCATCATCTCCAATACCAATCGAGCTTTCGTATCTATTCGCCTCTGATCCGGCAGCTTTCTTTGCTTGTTCGACAACTTGATCGTTTATGGCTTTGTTTAAATTGTCTCCAAATACTCCGCCTCCTTCGACTAATTTAGAATTGTCCGACATTAATTTAGATGCTGTGGCGTTTTTCTTTTTAACTAATTCACCCTTTAAATCCTTAATCTTACTAGAGGCTTCCGAGGAGAATTGAGGGGAGAAGAGAAGCAATTCATCCTTTGGTACATCAAAAGAATACACTCTTCCGTTTTTCACTATGTTGTTCATGAAGGAAGCATATCTTGCAATTTTGTTTACTCTAGAAATGGAGCTAATAACGTCTTCTAGTGCTTTCTCCACCTCATCGACGCTAGCCCTGATTGCTACTTCCATTTCTCGTGGTCCAGAGGTGGCAAACGATTCCGGGTTACCCGGCATGCCAGCTGGCATTTCGACCATTATTGTTTCATAGCCGACCACTCCGCCCTCGCCTTTGATCTTTTCTATTTCTTTAATCTGTTTCTCAATTATATCGTTCTGCTCCTTAATAGCTTCAGAAATATCCCCGCCTTGTCGAGGCAGATTAGCTAATTTCGCTTCTGCCGCAGAGATAAAATCTCTTTTTTTCGCCAGAGTGGTCCTAACCATGTCGCGCAGCCTCTTTGCTTCGAACTTTGCCTTATCGGCAGCTTTTGCCACTTCGCTTTTGGATCCGTCGCCAATAGCTGGAGTATTCGGCATTAGAACATCAAAGCTTAACTTTTTTGACATCTCTCTGTCAATGAAGGAATTGTAACTCATATTAAGGGTCAGCATTCCATTTTGCTGAATGTCTAGCTCATAATCTTCAAGCTCAAGAATAAGAACTATATCATTAAAATCTGCCCCTGCCGCCGAAGCAGCTTCTAAATCTGGGGTGTCTCTTAAGACTTCGGATGCCACATGGTTCCACCCGATCTCTAGCCTCAAAGAATACGAGGCATATGCCTTTGGTCTGATTGCGCTAGCATTATCTTTGGCGCGTCCAGCAGTTCTTTTAATTAAATCTAGGTATGAAAAGGGAACATCCTCCCCTTTGTCTTTGGTTTTGCAAGTATATACTTTGTTTAGGGCACTAAACGAATTAAATCCTAGCGATAAAGAAGCCATTACATGCCTTGATGCCCCGAACGATGTTTGATCTTTGAGACTAAAACTCAACTCTTTGAAAAACGCCTCGGAGCTTCTATCTTGGGGATTTAATACTGTTTGTGCTCCGTAAAGAAACAAGGGTATTTCTACCTCGTCAATCGCCTTATTATCAGTGTCTCGATAAACTTTATATATCCTAATCTTCGGCGTTCTCGCTGAAGCGAGGACTGGGTGACCACCGACCTCGATGAAAGGTGTAACGCCCACCCCTTGCGATGTGATTTTAGAGATTAAGGTGCTGGGAATTTGGTCCTCCAAAGAAATGAATCTTTTGTAACCGTTTGGTTGTAAGTCCTTGGAGTTCTTAGCGTGTATATTGATTTGATTCAACAGAAGACGCTGAGAAGCCTCAATAAAATCAACACTGTCAGCATTTAGACTTAATTCTTGTTGGAGATTATTTAATTCATTTGGAACGCCAGCCATCTATTTAGTCCTTTTATCAAACATTGAAGTATTCCAGAGTCCTAGCCAGCGGCATTGGGACTTGTATCACATCTCCATATTGTATATTAGCTTCTGTTGGTTGTTTATTAAATAAAGCAATCACCCACCAGTATGTTGAATCTCCATAAAATTTATCTGCCAATTTATAAAAGTGGTCGCCTGTTTTCCAGAGATGTGTCTTCAATTGAAGATTACTAATTTGATTTGTCGTAGGGTAAGTGAATCGTCCTGTTAAGAATTGTCTTATTTGATTGACACCTCTTCTCTCAAAAATGCTTTTATACTGTGAAGTACCGTTAACACCTGTTCTTCTATTGTTATATCTGCTTGGCATTGCCTTGTTCCTTCTAATTAAATATTTGAATTCAATCCTTTCTTTTTCATCACCTCTCGAAACTTTTTATTATTAAGTATCTCTTTCATCGCTGCTGCGTGTGCTGGATCATATTGTTGTCGTGCCTCGTTTGATCTATCCGCCGCTTCGCCAGAGGGCGTGGCATACTTTACTCTTGTTACTTGTAAATCATCATCTGGGCTACCTGCGAGTGCTCCATTAACGTCCTTTACAGAGTACGGAAACGCTGTAAACTCTGATTTGTCTTTTCCGCTCGAATCAAATCCAAGTCTTTGGCTGTGAAGTGGGTTGAAATCGAAACTGATTGTCAAATACTTCGGATATAAAAAAAACTGCCCTTCATCATCGCCTTGACCGACCATCTCAAACACTCCCTCCTTCAAATCGAAGGTGTGATTAAGGGATGTTATATATCCCAATAAAGGACCATTGGTCTGTGCATCTTGTATTAGATTCATCATCTTTACTTGAAGGAGAGGTCTGTCTTTTAGCACTCCGCCATCGTAAGTCGGATACAAGAACTGCGCCATCTTTCCCATCTGACCCATATTCCTAACTGCTATTCCTGCCGATTCTGCTATCAATATTAATCTCACTTGCATTGTTCTAGTAGTGTTCGAGTAATTTGCAATCGAATCCATTCTACCATAGGATTGTTCTGCTGTCCAGTTTGCGTTAAAATTATCTGAGAAGTCGTCGACGATGCCAGAATTAAAATTGATAGTTTCCCCTATCGCTGGGTATGTGATCTGAACTAGTTTTTTTTGAACGTATCCACGGAAACTATCGAGCATGGTAGTTTTTACATCTAGATCTTTGTATGGTGACTTTTTTACTTCTTTTGCCATTGTTTTGGTTCTCCGCTTATGTTAAAGCCATTTCCTTATTCATGATATCGACAACTGCCTGTCCCATCTTTCTCTTGTCCAACTCAACAGTAACATTCACAGAGGAACCTCCCGTTGTATTAGAAGGAGCAGACATTCTAGCAGCAATAGTTTCTAGGGCGGCGATTAGTCTTTCTGGTACTTGTCCTCCGCCACCACCAATAGCCTCGGCAACAGGGCCTCCGGGCTTTGCTGCTATTAATTGATCCTTCTTGTTGATTGGGGTGACCTTTGTTTTGCCTCCATTGTTTTGAATGATAGCATCATCAACCCCGCTAGTGGTTTGAAACCCCCCAGTTGTACCGATTTTTCCGATGGATGGTGTTCCGGTTTTTGATCCTTCACCAAACCCAGTAAAAGCAGCGTAGGTACCTGCCGCCATCACTCCCATTGCCGCACCCGCTGCCACGGCTCCGTAGACTCCTAATTTGGCAAAGTTCATGGCCACCGCTACCAAAGCAATAGCACCCGCGACTGCCAAGATGCTTCCTACTATTCCTTTTGATGTTCCATCTAATTGGTCCAAAAGCCCAGTTAGCATGCTGAATACTGCCATGCCGATCCCAATAGCTTCCATGGCCATACCTATGCCAGCCATCGCTTTTGCTGCTTTGCCAGCCCCTTTTGCTTGTTTGTCCAATTCCTCAGTCATCGATTTTGTTTGTTCTTTCGTTGATTCCAAAGTTTCCAATTGTGACTTAATGAATTCTTCTTTGTTTTTCGTTGTGACTATAGTAGCCTCGCCCTCCGCGGCCAATTGCGCTTTAATCCCTGCGGTCAATTTATCTTGATTACCTAGCATATCCTCTATTCCGGATTGCTTTTGCTGAAGAGATAACAATCTCAACTCTTTGGCAACATTGGCGATACTCATTGCCATGGCAGCAGCCTCTTGCTTTGCCACCTTAATACCAAGAGCAAATTTGCCAATACCCATGACCAACATGCCGATCATCACAGGGCCAAAAGCTGATCCTAGGGCGCTAGTTATTGCCGAGAGCGAGTTTGCAACTGGCTCCAAGAGTTTAGCAAATGGTCCAAACACATTCATGAGAGCGGTTTGGAATTTTTTTAGTGCCGGGATTGCTTCACGAGCCATGTCCTCGATGGTCATTGAGTTTTCTTTTTGTACTTTATCCAACTCTTCTTGGCTTTTAATCTGACCGTCCAAGATAGCAGTAAGGTCATCAATCTCCATGCCAAAGTTCTTAGCAAGGAATTGCTTCTCTCTGAAAGGCATATCTCCTAAAGTCTTACCTGCCCTAGCCAAGCCTTGCTGTAGGATTTCCACTTGAGCAAAAGGACCATCGGCTGCTGCCGTAACAAGTTCGAACGTGTCGACAAAAGAGCCTCCCAAAACTAGGTTAAAAGCTGCAACCTTGGAAGCTGCTTCATCAAACTCGTCCATCCCATCACTTAAGGAAAAAAGATTACCCCCAAGTTCGGCAACGGAAACGCCTAAGCTTTTTGCAGCAGCAGCAGTTTTCATCATGATGTCTGGTGCTCTTGCCCCAAATAGAGCTAGCCTAGGCTGGAGACTCTTCAGGGAGGCGCTAAGTTGATCCGGAGGGATGCCGATTGCTGCTCCTTGTTCCACCATCGTTCTAAATGTCGACTCGGCTTGTTCTCCACTCATTCCCAGACTGGTCATCATGAAATTCAAGTTATCGCCTGTCTCAGATGCACTGATGCCTAACTGGCTTAAACTCGCGGCTGTTGCGGTAATCTTATTTTGAAGAGCTACATTGCTTTCACCGTTTTTGTCGATCAATTCTGTAAAGCGGGGAAAGTCTCGCAGCAAAGCAAGTTGAGCCTCCCCTACCTCTGCTATATTTATACCCAGAGCAGCCATCTCGTTTTGTAAGCCAATAACATTTCCTAGGAATTTTCTTCCTGCGCCCGTACCAGCAGCCAAGCTAGCCCCAATTGAATCAAAGGCAAGTCCGAGTTCAAGAACCTTGCTGCCCAAGAAGCCAACCATATTGCCGAGAGAAAAGACTTCTCCTATTTGATCGCTTATACCTGCTGCAAATCCTTGAATTCCGCCTTTAGCGCCTTCTGTTCCGATTGTTTTAAAAAGGTTTGTAAGACCGGGATTAGGCTTAAGCCCTGCCAAACTCCCCATCTTATTGACAAGGTTGGCACCAGCGGTTGTTCCTGCTTCTCTGGCGGCTGTGAGTTGGCGCTCAGTGTCGAGTGTCTTGATTAAAGTATTGAGCCTTTTATCTACTTCCTTGTTTTCATCGCCAGCGCTTTCAACAATCTCTTTTTTTAGAGTAATAATTTCAGCGATTATCTTTTTTTCTTCCTCTGCGGCGACATGAAGCAACCTACCCTTCGCTACCTCTTCGTCTAATAGGTCATTGTATTTCTTAGTTGTTTTAGTGATATCTTCGAGTGAGGTTTTTCTAAGAGTTGCAAAATCAAGCAAGCGTTCGGCTGCTTCTGCTTGCTCTCCATACAACATGGCTGTCTTTTGAGCATCAGAAATTTCTTCACCACGCATACGCCTAAGCCTAGCCTGATAATCGACTTGCTTTTGAAGAGCCTTGTTCATGCCTTCGAGGAGCTTGCTTTGTTTTGTTTTTTCCTCCGTGACTTTCTTTTGATCTTCAGGAGTATTGTTGTCGCCTTCAGCCATTTAAAAAGGTTCCTCTATTTGAAGGGCCACTTGATTTTTGTTGCTTTCTCAAAATCAGCGATAGCCCTCTCTAGTTTATGTCTATTATTCAAAGTTTTTGGGTCAGTTAGACCGAACTTTTCGAAGTCATTGAGGTATCTCCTCTCATTCCCTAGGGTGCGAGCAAAGAGATTCAATTGCTCGGATGTTCCCCTGATTTTTGTAACTGGCTTAAATCCCCCACCGAACATCGCCTTAAGGATAGTTTCGATCTGGAAGCCAAGAGACCTCAAATATGATTCATCGACGAGATCTGAGTTTAAATCTATCTCAATGGGTGCAAATTCTTCTACTTTATTGTTGTTCATAGCATATTCCTCCGATATAAATAGTTATAGATAATAAAAAAAAAGATCAAAATAAGCCTTTGGTTATAACTTACCTTGATCTGTTTTTAGATTTCTCTACTTGTTGGTTTTCTTCTTCAAATTGTTTCTGTAGTCTTCGGATAAACCATCTTCTAATCATTATTGGAAGATTGTATGCCTCAATGAAGCTCCAGCCACCGTGATGCTTGAGGGAAAACATCTCCTCATAGACACTTTGAATGTAATTACTGCTTAGGCCAAAAAAAGTCGGTGGTAAACGGTACCTCCAAGGCTTGCTCAAAACCACAGTCGCCGCACTCATAATGTTGAACAAGCTCAACATTGGGCATAATATTTCTGTAAGTTGTCCTCAAGAACTTAGAATCCAAAGCTGGCATGTTATCAACAAACTGGCTAATTTCAACTGGGGTTCCTTCGGAAGTAATAGATACTACATATCCTTTAATTTGGTCTGTCATCCCCAAAGGATCTAAGCGATGTTTCTTCCTAGAAGCTTCATGGGCTGCAAGTTTTTTTTCATCATGACCTGTTTGTGGCTTTACCTCCACTACGGCATTGGTCTTTGGAAGTGTAATCAGGAACGTTCCATTGTTTGTTTGCTCTGCATCATATTGCGAAAGCTCTGGATCGTTGATTACTGCTGCTTCTTCTAAATCAAATTCCTTCTCTTCAGCGCTACCACAAGACGGGCAGGATACTTTTGTAATATATTCCGCTCCATATCCAGTAATTCTCGTTGCAACAACCAATGCGTTCTTGTCGCCAATGATGAGATCTTCAACCTTCACATTATTTTCCACGATAACGCTTTGAAGAAGCTTATCAATGGCGACACCTTTCTTAAGATAAGACTGGTTAACAAGGATATCCTCGTCCTTCGCTGTCATATGCCTAATTTCGATTGTGTCTTTATTGTGGAGGGGGTGACCTTCTGCATAGAACTTGCCCTTGGAAGGCAAATCAACATACTCAGTTGGAACAACATAAGACATTGTTTGAGTTCTTGCTTCGTGTTGTTGTAGAATTTCTTGGGGGGGAATGTCTGAATCAGGGGAAAGTGGACCCCCAAAACGATCTTGGTTATTTCTAGAACTCATCTATGCCTCATTAGATTGTGTGGTATAGTAACTATATCCTACTTCAAAAAAGATGTTAAATATTTTTTGCGTTATTTGACTTCTGCGCCAAGACCTGAGATGTTCTTAAAATCTTTGCCAGCATTGGCTCTTCTTGGACCCTCATTCTCACCAGCAGTATTATAAGTTGCGTAGTCATATTTAACTGTAACATCGAAGGACATAAGTTCGTCTCCGCTATAGTCAAACTCTCCAAAATTGGCTTGGCTAATCCAAGCATTGTGAAGTGACCACCTATCGATGATACCACCGTCTGCATCAATTGCCGTAATGAATAGGTTTATAACTGCTGATGCCTTAGATATCGTTCCTTGGGACTTAGGGTTAATTGCTTGACTAGGGAGTCGATATCCAGAAGATGCCAGCATCCCCATCAACATAGCGGTAGAGTCTGGATTAACTGCATCAACAACACTAAAGGAAACATCTTGCCAAGTTAATCTTCCGGGGAAGTAAAAGGTGTGATTCAAATAAGAGTGAGTCGCCTCGTTAATTTGAAAACTTGGGCGACTCACCTTTTGGATTAGCCATTGCTCAAAGCTTTGTCCACCCTTAGAAACATTTAAGAGAAATCTATACTTTCTTTTTGCTTCTGCGTTTGAATTTGCCCAAAATCTTTTATTGTTGTCGACTGCCATTGTATTAAATTTCCTTTAATTTTTTTGATTATAAAACCTGTTATATTATAAATAGTTTTTATATTACTTTTTAGTCCTCAAATCCTGCGCCGGAGTTGGTAATCACGAAATCAATTGCGAAGAACTCAACAGCCTTAGTAGGTTTCAAAAAGACTTTCGCGTAGATAGTGTTTCTGTCGATAAGGTCTGGTGTGGTTGTAGATTCATCCAAGATGACCTTAAAGGCATCTAGACCAAAGTTATTCTTAATATTGTTCAAGAATGGATTAGCTCTAGATAAGAAGTTGTTCCAAGTTAATTCAACATTTGGCTCAAATAACAATGTGGAAGCAATTCTGGAGATTTCCTTCTTAACAAAGATCATCAATCTTCTCACGTTGATTCTATCCAAAGCAGAAGGTGTAACTTGAAGGGTCTTTTGACCGAAGATTACAATACCCTCATTTGGGAAAGTTGCGATTGGGTTGATGTTTGCCTCGTAAAGATCGTCTCTTTGCTTAGAGGTCAATTTGCTTCTAACCATGGTAACAGGGATTCCTGCTGCGCCGCCTGTCAAGCCGCCTCTGCTAAACCCTGCTGGTGCAAACCAGAGGGCTGATTCTTTCTCGGAGAAGGATAGTGCTCCTAGTGCTGCCACTGATGGTGGTGCCCACAAGCCCCTTCCATTAATTGTATCTGTAATTCTAACCCAAGGGTAGTAACAAGCACCGTAGCTTGAGTTAAGATTACGTGCAGTCATGTTATTGACAACATCGGCAACATGAGTTGTTGAAATCCTTTGCTGCTCAGTCTGATAGTCTTCAGAGGCTGGTGTGTATCCACCTCTTGGGTCGATGATTGCCAGAGTGTCTCCACGACCTTCTACAATTTCGATCATAGATGTTGTAAGACCTTGATTAACAATTCCGGGGGCAGTAAGAATATTGCCTTCGATGAATTCTGCATCAGCATACATATCAATAGCTTTCTTTACAGAGTAATACATAGAGTATCCAACATCAGTTGCTCCTTCGGGAAGCGCTCTGGTTTGATTAAAAGGTTCTTCTTCTGTGATGTCAAATCCATTATAGCCTCCATAGAACGGAGAGGTGAATCTATCATATCCAGCGTCCAAAACAGCCTTGTAAGATCCAGTCATAGCTGTAATTGAAGCTCCCCTAGATCTAGAACCAGAGGCGTAGAATACAGAACCTGTTGGGCTACCACCGCCAAGACCAGAAACGCCGCTTCTCTGCAAATCATCAAGAGAGAAGTACCAAGATACTTGGGTCGTGTCTGCAACTGGTGTGAATCCGTTAGCCCCTCCTGCGCCTTTTGGCAATGTATATAAAGTGTCAAAATTGCTCTCGTCGAATACAACCGACGTGAGTGTTTGTGAGAAAGATGCTCCGAAGTAAGCCTCAGTCGGATCCGACAACCCATCTGCGCTAGCACTAATTCTTAGAGGAATTTCTGGGAAACTAACTGACCCTGTGAATTGTATTCCAGTATGATTAGTACTTAACTGGACAACTCCGGGGTCGATGGATCCTGTCACCGCACCAAAGCAGTTTCCGGCGGATCCGGAACCAGCATCAAGAAATGGTGCCACGTCCGTAACTGGCAAGCTTCCCGATAGATGCTCTTGACTACTGACAAGGGAGAAGTCTTTTAATTTGACTGGTCCATATACCCCGAACGGAAGAAGTTCAGGGTTTGTCTGTGCGGCTTCAACAGAAGAAGCCATTTCTATGCGAACAATCTTGGAGATGTTAGGATAGGATCCATACTCAACCAATCTAAGGTTGGTGGTGTCCCACTCTACATGCATATCGCCAATTTGACTAGCGATATAGTTTGGTGAGTTGGGATCTAAAGTAAGGTTTGTGTATCTCTCAACATATTTCCTAGCACCATCTGAATCCCTAGCACCTCTGATAGCCAAAGTGAAAGTTCCGTATGGGGTATTATCATTTCTAGAGTATCTCAAATCTTCAATAGAAACCTTAAAATCTCTCTGCTCCTCCTCTCCTGTAGATATAGTATGAAGCTTAAATAGTTTTGTGATTGTATTAAGGTTCTCAGGGTTGTAAGGAGGGCTTAGGTCTGCATTGACAGATTCGACTGCGCTTGCAGCAGTGTTTCTCAAGTCCTGAGAGAAGAACCAACCAGTTTGCGATGGGACTGTAGCGAATTTAAAATTACCACCATCAGCCATGGTAGCGCCATTACCAATTCTCATAATGACACCATAACAATTTTGACTAGCAGAAAGGGTTTGTTTGACATGTCTATCGTAAGACTGACCTAGAAAGAAGGTTGATGTACTGTCATTGGCTGTGTCGACCAACGCGCTGTTTGTTTTCGTTGGATTGGTGTTAAAAACTTTTCTGATATAGTTTTGAGAACTTTGATCAAAGTTAAATGCTGTTTCCTTAACAATGTTGTTTTCAGAAGCAAGTGTCCTGTTTCCTGTTTTGTTATAAACTCTAATTTTGAATGTCTTGCTGGTGTCCAATGAACAAACCATAACAGAAGATCCTGTGACTTTCGCCCCACCGTTGAACCCTAAAGTGGAATTTCTAATAGATCCAGAAAGGGTAGGACCGCCTTCTGTGCTATAGAATGTTGCAGCCAAACAACCGGGAACAGACTCTCTATCTTGGCCGGCAGCCCCAGAATTAAAAAGGAAAAGACCGTATGCCCCACCACCTTCAGGAGATGTAGCGCCAGTCTTCTTTGGCAATTCCCACCCTGCGGTCGCA